TGCTTTTGCTTGGCGGGCGCGTTCTTTTGCAACACTTAATTGAGCCAACCTTTCCTGCGCTTCAACGGCGGCATCCGTGTCGCCGATAGACATGGCTTGCCGAAGTGCCGTCTTAGCTGTCTCAAGCTCCGACTCAACTCGCCCAGAATACTCTTGAACGTAACCCTCATCTAGGGTTCTCATCTTGGTTTTTAATTCGTCGGCTTCTTTTTTAACAGCTTCAGCGTAAGCTAACGCATCTTTTTCACGGCGTTCCGCTTCACGTCTAAGCTTTGTAAGACGATCAATTCTTTTTTGAGAATCAGAAACTTGTTTTTCCTGTTGAGATGTTTCTCCTTGTGACACCTCAACAGATGAGTCCTGTTCACCCTCGACTTCTATTTCTACAGGTTCTTCCCTTGGTTCCGGCGAACCCGTGTCAACGGACTTTTCTACGTCTTTGTCTTCCATAAGATTTTCCATGATAGCTCTCAGTTATGAAGAATGTCTTCAGGGTCTAGTACAGTCGCTAGAATTTCGTCGTCATTAAGTATGCGGACTTCGCCGCCCTCAATTTTGAAACGAGATCCTGCGTACCTAGCAAAGATCACCCAATCCCCCTCACGACACCACGGTCCGTCGGGAAATTTCTGTTCTTCAGCATAGGCAAGAGCCCCTGCTTTCAAAACATAACCTACTTGGGTGGATACCTCATTTTGCTGAACCGCTTGATCCGGCAAATAAATACCCCCGGCGGTCTTCGCTTTGCCTTTGTACGGCAAAACAAGGACTCTCCATCCGGTGGGTTGAGGCATTCTTTCAATAAGAGATTTATCAAGGAGAGTGGGGTCAAGAACCCTGTCTTTAGGGTCTACCCATGGTGTGGAAGTAACTTCCGCGGGCTGTATAGCCTCAGTCATCTATTAGCTCCTGTTTTTCTAGCAGGCTCTTGAGTTCCTGTTCAACATATTCAAGACCGTCAATGTTCCCCATCAACCGCCCATAGTGTTCCATATCTTTAACACCACCCGCCATTACAAGCTCTGTGACTTGTTCTTTTTTCTTTCGGACAATGTCAAGAATGAACTGTGCGAGATTTATCTCATTCATATGAGATTTTTACTACTTCTTCCGAAACTTGTCTAGCCCTCGAATACCTAATGCTGCGCTACATACGAGAAAAACCAGATATTGATACCACTCCGGTAGCTCATTCAATCGGTCAAACCCATTTTTAACTACCTGCTCCATGCCCGGAACAAAAACCAGCACCACCGGAATCAACACAATCACGGTTACAATTTCATCTTTGATGCTAGATTTTGTAGCTTCTGCCATGATGATCTCCCATTTGGAGTCATGCGTGGCCGCAGTTTTCATAATTTCGGCTTTTGCTTCCGCTTCTGTTTGAGCAAGAGAGGCTTTTGCCTTTTGTTTGGATATTTGGCCTTCTAAAAAAGAGCCCGCGAGTGAGGATAGTGGCCCCAACAAAGCTTGAAACATGTAACTACTCCTTCTTAGTAAACTTTCACCAATTCAGGGTCTACTTGTCTAGGCACACAATATGCCGTAACCCTATCTTTTGCGTCAATGTATTCAGAGAAACCATAATTGCCGTATCTTTTAGATATTTGTTCTGCAAAATAGTTGCATTCAGTGATCGAATAAAAATGCATGTTTCCGCTTTCAAGCTTGCGAAAATCACCGGTGCCTAAATAAACCATAAGCAAAAAGGCGTCGATCATTCACTTTCGCGCCATCCAAGCTGTGGTCCCCATGTACGCCCCGACTATTCCCGCGCCAGAAATATAGAACAAACTACTGATCTCACTAAGCGCCGCAATTCGCTCTACGGACACCCACGGTGTAAACATCGCCGCCGTAAAAATACCCATTCCAATCAGAGTAAACCGCGCCATACGCAATTGAGCCAAGCTCTTTCGCAAATCACGTTCTGTCTCGCGTATTTCTCTAGCGTGTTCTAATTCTTCATCTGTGATTTCACCGTCACCGTCGAGATCGTATCTGGCGTATTCAGTTCCCTCTTGAAACTTTTTACTCATTTCTGACTGTCCCTTACAGCTTTTAAAGTTTCTTGCACGGTCATCTCTTTTTTAGCATTTGGGTCATACTTGCACTGATACTCAGAAGGAATAAATTCTAAATACTCGAATATCTGAGATTCAATGGTGTAGTTCTGCCCGCGGAATACACAAACCACCTGACGGTTGTCCATCTTTTCGCATTTAACTTTACGACACGTTGTCATTTGTTCGGCGTTAGCGGTGTGGGACTTTAATAACAGCACAAAAATAACCAAAGCTGTCGTGCCCAGTGCTGCGGTAAATATCCACGCCACGATTTCAACAAACTTTCGTCTGCGCTCACGCTGGCGATACAATGTTTCTTTACGCCTTTTGCGTATTTGCCCTTCCATTGCTACAAGTTGATCCCATTTTGACTTACCCATAGTCAAAGAAATCCACTGTTGTAACTCGTAACGTTGCTGCTGCGCTTTCTGTTTATTGGCAAAAGTCGTTATGGCTTCTTGCTCTACGCTTTGACCACCAAACAGTTTTTTAAATATAGGGGGGTTCTTTGCCTCTTTCTCCATCTGATCAAGGTCAGATAAAGCGCCCATCCATCTTGACAGGTCAGAGGCCATAGACTCAATGTCCCGGCCAATGGCAAAGCCCTTTTTAAGGGCTCCAAACGCCGCCGAAGCGGTTGCCATTGCAGATACCGGATCCATTTAACTTTTTACTCACAACCCATGTAGCTGCCACCTTTTGTGGCAGCACCCATGCCGCGAACAGTCATCTTCTTCATGCCCGTAGGGGTTTTTACTTCTTTTGCCTCGCCGTATGGAATACGACCCTGCTTGTCAATCTCCGCATACGGCTGTGCTTTTGGTGCCGCTGCAGGAGTATTGGTGACAATTTTTACCACGCTCATTCTACACTCCTTTGTTTCAAAAGTTCTCTTTCCATCGCCGCATTGATTCTGGATGCCGTCTGCTCTTCTTGACTTTGGATGCGCTCGTCAAACTGGCGAGACTTATCCATCATCTGAGCTTCCTTTAGGTTAAGCTCTCGCTCTTCCATCATCTTGTCGTTCTCTTCCCTGACCGCATCTAGCTGCAGTTCCTGTTGTTTCAACTGAACCACAGGGTCTGGCTTGCCACCGCCGGACAATTGGCGACCAAGGTCTTGAACCGTCTTCATACCCTCTGCCATAAACTGCGCGGCCATGGCATCTAGCTGTATCTGCACCTGCGGCGGCAACTGCTGCTCTTGCCCTGTCAATCCAAGCTGCTGCATGGCCCGTTCGCGTGACTCAATCTGTACGTGCTGCATGACATGCTTCTGAAGCGCCACCGCTATGGACGGGTTTGCCCCAACAAGAGGTGACCCGGCAAAGACCAAGTGCGCTAAAATGTGCGCCTGATGACTTTGCATTGGGAAGGCCATGAGTCGTACACCATCAAGGGCATCCATGTTCTCTTGCGCCGGGTCTTTCGGAACGGGCTGTACGGATTGCTCGTTCTTCAGATACTTGTCAATATCCCGAACACCCAAAGCCTCATACATGTCACGATACACTTCATACATGTTGTGCATCTGTGGAGCCTGTGCCGCTAACTGCATCTGCGTTTGAGCAAGTGCAATACGCTGCGCTTGTGAGAAAACATTAGGATTCGATACCGGAATCACGTCAATCCGGTCATCAAAATCCTTTGCTTTTACCGCTGCATCAACACCCTCTAATGCATATGGATATACCGGCGGCAAACTCTCGCCCATTACCTTGGCAAGAAGCTTGAACTCTAAACGCATCGCATAATGCAGGCGTTTATGCACCGCACTCATTACACGAGAACCCTGTTCCATAAGGGCGATTGTAGTGCCTACAGCGGCCTGCTGGTTGCCATCCCCGACCTTCATGTCGGTTATGGTGGCAAACCGCCTACCCGCGTCTACAACAAAGCCTAGAAGCTGAAACAGAGTCTGGTCCGGCCCCTTGAACGGCAACGGCATCAAGCTGTCACGAATAGCTCCGCCCGGCGCATCTACGTCCCTGAACTCACCCGGCTGCAGCGGATCGTCATCGTCCCTGATCCGTAGGCCGCGGGCCTTGAAGCCTGCAGGCAAGTTCGACAGCGTACCCGCATCAATCAACTGCCGCAGTGCCGCCGTCGCAGAACGCGACAAGCCACCAATGGTGTGAATCAACCCCAAACCGTAAAAACCAAAGCCCGGCAAGAACTTATAGTGAACAAAATACTGTATTTTCTTCTTGTCGGGGTCATCTTCGCGATAATTACGGCGAATTGACAAAATTTGCCCGTTATCCTGACTAATCGTGACCACATACGGCAGTTTTATGCCTGTTGGCTCCCCGTCCTCGCCCATATCCTCAAATCCTTCCAGATCCAAGTCGGCGTGACACTCCAACAACGTGCAATCATAGTCCACGGACGACGGTTCAATGCCCGTAATCCGGTTCAATTCGTCAGAAAGGTCGTCCATATCCGATTGTTGCGGCAAAACAGGTATATCCCTGTAAAAACCGCCGATCTGACGCTTACGAAGATCGTTCAAGCTCATACGAACAACATGCGTGATGTTCGGGCAAGTCTCTAAATCCGCGGTATCATAGGGAACAACAAGATGCTCTGCAGGAACGAACTTACTAACCGCACGATCCATGCTCTCATCATAGTAAACCTTCTTAAAAGTGCTGCCTGCCAGCGGTAAATAGAACAACATCTGATCAAATTCAGGCGTGTACTCCTCCATCACGTTCGTGATGTAGAAATTCATAAAATCTTTTACGCGCTGAGCCTGATCTGACGTCGCACTGTTCTGCGAACCAACTATCGCAGTCCGCACGGGCCCTCCCGGCGGCAACAACTCGTTGAACGCTTGGGCCTGAAACTGCACAGCAGCTTCCGCCAAAAGGGGATGGGTGACGCCAGAAGCACCTCGAAACGGCTCAGTCCTTTCGGAATAGTTGAACCCAAGTAATTCCAAGCCATCCGCGTATGCATCCTCCCATTCTTGGCGACTCGCCTTGTTTGCGTCGTAGTCCGCGGTCAATTCACTGGCAACAACGCCCAACTCCCGATCATCCATGTTTTCTGCTAGGTTTTCAGAGAAATCGCCGCTTGGCATCTCAGACATAGGGTCAAAATCAACGACTGCGCCGCCCATCTCATCCACTTCAATGTCAATCTCAGAAGCCTCGCCCGACATGTCTAACGTGCCGGGGGCCTCAATCTCAATCTCTGCCAGCAATTCTTCTGTTTCTACTTGCGGATTCTGGTTCTCTACAAGCGAAATGGGCGGTCTAGCCATGATAAACCCTCAAAAATTTATTCACTGTAACATATAAGGTATAAAACCAGCAACGCCGCTATCTAAGTTCCGTGATCCGCGGTTAGAAATCACCGGACCGCCGTCGCGGTACTTCTCCTTGATGTCCAAGGCCCTGTCGTCAAAGACAACATAGTTATATGTGCGTTCATACGGCTCTAAACTACGGCCACGAGAACCAGCGGTGTAGTACCGCGTACCACGGATGCCCGCAAACCGCAGCATCTGAGAAATTTCAGGGTGTTCTCTCGTGACACCTAGCGCACGAGCCATGGAATCAAGAACACCTTGCCCGTCAACGCTGCTCAGTTTGCCCTTTTCAATTACACGGTTCAAATCTTTTTGAACATTTCGCAACATGCCTAAGTCAGGCTTTAAGATAGCGTTCTGCCCTACCGGCTCATCTCGCATAATCGTGTCAACCACATACTTCAGCCGCCGTTGAACGTTCGGATCCATTCTGTCCAGAGTCTCATGGAAATCTAACATCTCAGTGTTAGGGTCAATGTCCATTTCAGCCAACATCACTTTGCCTTGTGATGGGGCCATAAACTCGACAACCACGCCAAACTCACCCGTTTCAGGATGCTCAAATTGTTCCCCCGCCGCGTTTTTGCTGCGCGTAACAACCGAAGTCCCATCCGGGTACATGTACCTGAAAGTGCCCTGCGAAAGATTCACATAGGAATTATCTGGGCCAACAGAATCCGGTAACTCCGTAAACAAGAAATTTTCATTTACGTTTTCTTCCGTCTCCCTAACAAAGAAATACGGAACGCCCTCAATTTCTACAATTTCAGGGTTTATGTACGCTAAAGCCTCGCCCGCCTCTGTGTACTCCCCAGTTTCTCCCATGCTTCTAAAGCCCGCAGCACGTTCCTCTAAAGCAACTGCCGGGTCCGCAACAACATCCGTCACCGCCCCAACGTTGTCCCTGTAATGTGTGCCAATCTCTTCAAGGTCCGACGTGTAAAGACCGTGCCCATACATCTGAGCGCCCTCGCCGGTGTTCACCTTGCTCATGTCAAAGACGTCAAAGTCAGTCCCTGTTCCGTGGTACACGTTCACCGGACGACGGTTCGTGAACCGCGCAAACGGCCCTATGCCGCCGGTAACCAAAGGATCTGTTGATTTTACCGCCGCCTTTAAAGCATTATCCGACAAATCGTCCGTAATCATAACAAGCTCATCGTCCTGCATACGAACGGTGCGGTCAGTCAGATCGTTCCGCGGTTTTGTGCGGCGCTGGGATGGCGGGACGCTTAACAAAATTGGGTTTTCAAATGTATCCTCAACTACCCGCGCTTCTGCCTCTCCAAAAACAGTGTAGTATGTCTTCTCGCCCTCATACTCCGATAAGAAACTCACCGGGCCATACCGCGGCGTCATGTCTTGAGGGTTAGAGCCAACCATCATTTGCGGCTCATAATCTTGAATGGCATGTTGTATTTCGTGCAAAAGGCTCTTTTGAAAATTCCGCA